GAGAATCTGCTTCGTTTCTTCTGAAAACGTCTTTCCGTAAAATGGTTGAGATTCAGATGGTAAATCTTTATTCCAAGCAGTTTGCAATCCTTTTCGTCCCTTATGCCAAGATTCTTTACCAAATTGTGGGTTATTAATTCCAATTGCTCCTATTGGTCCAATTTCAGTTCTTAACTTTCCTTTTTCAGACATCTTTTTCAATTGTTCTGGCGTATAAATTCCAGTTTTTCCTTTATTCCAACCTGTTTTACCTGCCATTGAAAACTTACCGTCTCCATTGTGGAGGTTATAACTCATCGGATCATTCTTAGCATCTAATCCTTGCAACAATCCAGTTTCATATGGAACAGAATCTTCTTGCAAAACCATCAAAATAATATCTCTATACCAATCAGCAGGATTAGCTTCTATAAGTCTCTTTACAAATTTACTTGAACACAAATATCCGTCATTTGGATGACACCCTTTCTTTGCTCTGGAGCCAATATACCATTTGCCAGTTGAAAGTTCTGTCCATTTATAAACAAATGCTTGTGTTTCTTTAACCATTATCTTTTTAACTCTGAAATAAACTTTGAAATCTGTTCTGCTAGAAATTTTTGGGCTTTTGGGTTGTGATTGATTTCTTCCGCCAATTCAATCGTTTTATATCCATGACGCATATTAAGCAAACTCTCATATACGGGTTTTGGAAAAGCAGAGGGGGCGCTTGGCTGGGCGACTATATCCACCGTAATGATTTCAAAATCGCTTACTGTGCCAGTGCTTTCGTTAACATTTCCGCTTCCACGGCTGCTAACGCCCAACTTTACATCGCTTTCCAGAATCGAACGGATGATATTGCCCATTGGAGTTGGGAGCATCTTCAGCTTTCCGTGTCCGTTTGCGCCTTCCATCCACATGCTTGTAATAACGTGGCTAACACGATCAAGGTTGATCTTCAAATCGGCTGGATGATCTAGCTCACCAAAAACAGAAACGCCTTCCTTGATTAGCGAATTGATGCTATCAACGGCCTTTGAAATTTCATACACAGGATAGACTCGCTGATTATGGTTGCGAACATCTCCCTGAATGAAGATACCCTTCATATACAAATCCTTGCGTTTTTGACCCATCGAGTCTACGGACTCTGAAATTTCAGTTGAGAATGCTGAAGGATTTTGATATTCAAATAGTGCCTGTTTATTCATGGTTAGACCTCTTATGGTATTTCCTTATTATTTATGCGCAAACAAAAATTCGGCTGGATAAACCAGCCGAATCGTTGTGTGTAACTGACTATTAGTTACGATTCAATACTCTTCTTGTTAACACTGCCCTCTTCCTTAGAAGTAACTGGCTTTGGAGTTGGCTTCAACTCGACTGTTTTACGGCCCGGTCTGTTGACAACTTCCTTATCGCCGATCATTTCACCAGACTTTGGATTAGGACGGCCTTCTGAGGTTCCACCCTGATTCAAATTCTTAGCAGAGATACCGGGAACGATGCTTGGCTTAGCTGAAACTGGGCTTTTCTTCTGAACAAAACCTTCTTCAGAATCGTTTGCAAGACCTTGAGTTACCTTGAGAACGTATTCGCGAATAACGCTTTCGTCCACTGGTTCTTCCTTGTCTTCTTCAGCAGCTTCTTCCTCTGCTTCTTCGCCTTCACCTTCTTCTACTTCATCTTCGACATGTTCTTCTTCGCCTTCATGTTCATCGACGGCAGATTCCAAGTCTTCCAATCCTTCGCCTTCTTCTTCCATGCCTTCTTCTTCAGATTCCTCTTCTGCTTCATCGGCATGAAGAAGCTGTTCAAATTCAGCCTTCAAAGCGTCAAATTCTGATTCAAGATCGGCAACACGGTCATCGATTTCTGGGTTAAGGTCTGCACCTTCTTCTCCCATACCAAGACCTTCTTCTGCGCCATCTACGAAGACATCGCTTTGCAAATCATCGGCTTCATCGCCACCAAGCTCATCCATTCCATCCATTTCGCCTGATGCAGTGTGGTCAGCCTCAACATCATCGAATGCGCGTTCAGTGTCGTCAACATCCAACGCTTCATAGATTTTGCGGCTCTTGTCAACAACGATCTGATGGAACAGGCTACGTGCCTTCTTTTCGTCGTTAGCAATAACGTATTCAATAAGTTTTTCAAACTTGGTTGCCATTATATGTCTCCTTAACTGCAAACTTCCTGTCGTATTTACAATTTCAGGCTTAATTCTTTGCATTAAGCATAAAAATCATTCAATTCTATTTAGCTAATTTTTCTTTTGACTAGCTTTCCATTCATTGACTAGTTTTCTCATTGCACTGAGGTTTCCCTGTGCAAGATGATATCTATTAGAAAGAACCCCATTTATGTTACCTTTTTGTTGATTATCCCATAATCTAATGTTGACTTTTGCAGATTCCACGGTTTTAAACGGATGCCATATATGAAAGACTGGACTTGGCAAGGTCTTATGCGGCCAATACAATGTATCCATTGCTTTCATCGCTGCATAATCTTCGCCGCCCCAACCTCTAAATCTTTCATCCCACCCACCGACGAGTTCAAATGCCTCTTTAGGCATGATTTGAATCAACGCCCCATATCGATGACCGTATGCTGAACCTAAAAGTCCGTTAAACTTTTCAGTGTTAAGTACATGATCATCGGGTGGTTTATTGGAATACCTACATGATTTTTCGGGATCAGATTCCAATATCTTTTTTGACGCATCTTCTGTTAATCTATAAAATTGTCGATATGGTATAAACCAAAGTTTCCTCTTCTTTTTCCTTGCTTTTCTAATTTCATCGGCGCATTTTAAAATTGAATCAACTGATATATAACCGTCTGCGTCAACAATAACTAATATGTCTCCGCTCGCCTTTGAAGCCGCGTCATTCACGGCGCAAGATTTTGAAAATGGTTTGTTATCTTTACCAACTTCAGAATCAACACCCATAATTAATTCTGCACCGGGTAACTGTTTCTTCCAATATTTATGTAACCATTCCCAATTTTTGGCTCGTTGACTATTTGTATCTGTTGTATGAAATGGGACCAATATACTAATACCATACCCTTTTCTTCTTACAATAGAATTAAGATAAAATAAGGATTTGGTAAAACTGTTAGAAAGATTCATGTTTGATAACCTCCCCGAGTTCTCGATAAGCATCATAGATAGAAAATTTAACGTCCTCGACATTAAATCTCGATGGCTCTATCATCTTACCAATTTCCAATGGAGTTTTTATGGATGCGCTATAATCCCTAAATTTAAAAAGGCCACCATCTCTAGCCATTTTTTCACATTGTTCTATTCGCCTTGGAATTCCACCAAACGAATCAGCAACAATAGCGCCATGTAGCGAAGAGGTAACTATTCGCTTACATGAACCAATGTCTTTAATTACTTGTAAAGGATGTTCAGATGTGCTAATTTCTTTGATGGAAAATTCAGGTGATATAAGTTTTTTGAATCTATTTACTAATTTGGTATCCTGCCAATGTGGTACAATTCCCAAATCCCATTTCTTTTCTTGTGGACCTACCAATTCATTAGCTAAAATACCGGGATCGCCGATACCAAAATTACCTTTAAATCCCTTAGCCGATAACGGCCCACGCAATGCCAAAATTTTTGCTGTTTGATTGAACGAATGTAATCTTGAATTTTCGAATAACCGCCCGGTTCCCAAAATATATCCATCCCAATCTGGAGGTATATGTTCCAGCAATGAACCACAGGAGATAATTGTTGATCGTGAAACTGTATCCCATCCCACGTTTTTAATGTCTGCAAATCGTTCAAGAAGAAAAGGAGATAAAGCATCGCCAAAATTTGGCACCTTTCTCCACCAGTACGCCTTTGTGTGGCGCTGCCCAAAGAGATTAAAAAGGTTCATTAATGGACCCCAGAGGAATGATGATTGACTGAATGATAAACTCGTTATTTTAAATTCCCGCTTCTGTTTGAGCGGGTGTACCATACTGCTTACGAATGTTTTCCAGATTATTTTTTAATTCGAAATTTCTAACATCACGAATAAGGCGCAAACGATTTATTTGGCCCAACGTCAATTTGGTCTTACGAAGATCATTCAATTTGGGAACTTCATTGTCATCCGCAGGGTCCATATACTCATTCTCGCGGGTTTCTTCATCTTGTTCTTGAAACATCTCAGTAATATTCATAGTTCCCTCAACATTCATATTTATAGATATCCTAACAAAATCAATATCTACGCCGTATTAAAATTCAGGCTGTGGTCCTCCCGCTGGGGGTGCTCCTCCTTGTCCACCTGCCTCCGCTCCAGCGGCAGCTTCTGCCTCTGGCCCTGTTGGTCCCTCAACTGTTCCTTCTGGGTTTTCATTATTAGCAAATGTATCCATATCGGACTGGATACCTCCCGGTGTGATTCCAAGGTTACGAGAAGATACTGGCTCACCTTCGTTTGCAAATGCTTCTTCGTTTTCTTCTCTCCACAATTTCTGGTTATCAACCATTTCATCTTCAGTCAATCCGAGATAACGCTTCATTAACCAACGTTTACTAAAGTACGGGTATCCTTCCATTTGCGTGAAGGTTCCAATCTTAGTTGCATCAAGTTCTGCCTGACGATAGTGCGCAAAGTTCTGAGGTGGCTTAAACGTAAGCTGGAACATGCTTGAGTCGATATTGACTCCGCACCATTTCAAATATGCTTTAAATTCAAGATCAAGCGGCGAACAAATCAAACGTTGTAGTCTTTGACAATATTGATTGAAACGATACTCCTGAATCAAAGCAGTTCCAACTCGTCCATCATTCAATGTTGCTGGGCTTTCTTCAGGTCCAGACGGAAGATAACTACTTGGGATTCGAAGCGCTCGAATCATTTTATTGTTGAAGTACAACAAATCATTGATTTGATCAAGATTTTGGCCACCGGGAAGTTGATCCACCTTCGACCCACGTCCACTGGAGGTAATTGGGAAGAAGAAATCAGCATTTGGTGCCAATGAGAAATAGGTTGAATCCATCATGTGCTGCCCTTCGCCGTGGGAAGGGATACGTCGCTGGTGGATTTCGTTCTTTACTTTTTCAATAAAGGCCATAGCCAAATGACTAGGCATGTCGCCAACATCAATGCTGAACACGCGGCGTTCTGGAGCGCGTTGAACACGATAGATGACGATTGAATCTTCCAGCAATTCTTTCTGCTTGAAGACCTTGAAAACCATTTCGAGAATGCTTGTACCAAAAGGCCAATTAGGATCAAGTCCTTCTGTTAGCGAAAGATGCAAGACATGTTGTGCTTCAATTGCATGTTCGTTCTGACCATGTGTAAATCGACTGCTACTACTGTACGGGGTATTCGGCATGTTGAAGCCAGCCGCAGGAGCAGTGAATCCCGGTCCACTTGGAATAACATTATACAAGTTCTGAGATGTAACCTGAGTAACTGTCAAGTTTTGAAAGTTTGGATTAATGTTTCTGACTACATATTGTTCTGGTTTCTTACCTTTGCTTTCATTTACGATAACTTTAATTACATTATCCATTTCAACATAGAACAGTTTAAAAGTTTCTGGGTCGCGCAAAAATACCTGATCGCCATATTTAAGTACATTTCGGAATAATCTGAAGGCTCTCTTATCGAACTCATTCAATCTGTACCAATTACCTAAACGCTCTTTGATAATCTTGGATTCAGTTTCTGTTGGCGATTCTTTGTATTGAATGTCGAAACAAATCTGATCGTCTTCGCCGCTTTGAGTGCTGAATTCAGCTAGAATATCTAGAGCAGCGTTGATTTCGCTATCCTGATCCATACTTTCAAAATTTTGATAACGTTCAATTCTGTTCGGGCAACCCATGTAGCTTTCTTGAAGCAAATTTGGGTAATTCAAAATACCAACAGCATCTTCGCCAGTTGATCGTCCACCACGACGAGACAACGGGCTATATGTGCCATTGTGATTTGCAGTGCGAAAATACTTTTTCCAAGCCAAAATGTTACCCCTTTGATAGATATTTAGTTTACGTTAAGACAGAGCGCCAGCAGTTTTCTTGCTAAATCTTGCCCCCATGTCCGTATTTTCTGCAATCTTTGATAGAATTCGCCCATGATTCATTAGAGTCTCATTTATATTTTGCAAATGATCAATAGAATCATCAACATCTGATGTCTGTGTATAAGATTGTTTCTCAACATTTTCTGGGTTTTTATTTTCTTCTTTTTTCTTATTGGCGAGATATTGCCACAATAGAAGTCCACCACCTATTGCTCCTGTTGCAACTGCTACAGGTATACCAATACCAGTCGCCGCTTCGCCACCAACCAATGCTGCAAGACCACCCGCTTCACCAGCAAGTGCTCCCCCTCCAGCGGCTGCCGCAGCGCCTCCACCGCCAACCAAACCAAGCAAACTTCCAAATCCAGCCACAAGAGGCCCAATAATGCTTGATAAGGCCATGAAACCAGCGACAACGGTTATCAACGCAACACCCAGAACCATACCAACTAAAACGTCTATGATTGGTTTTATAATGTTCCAGTTATCAGCCACAAATTTTATAATACCCCAAACAAATTGAACCGCACCTAACGTTATACTAATAATCGTTTTTACTGTGCTGATAAAACTATCGATTGTTCCTTTTACATCAGTTGTTGGATTATTGATCCAGTTTGCAAAATCTTGAACAACCTTTACGACCACATCTATTATACCACCAAACGCTGGCGCGTTCTTGGACATGGCATCAACTATTTCTCCAACTGGTTTAGCTAACTTATCAACCAATGGACCAATTACCTTAACGTAAAAATTTTCACGAAGTTCGGTAAACATATTGCTGAAGACTAATAAATTCTTACTAACACCGTCTTCTGCTGCTGCTCTTTTTCTGTCACGAGCAAGTTGGGCACGATAACGATCTTCTTGAAAATTTCCATCTGCGTCAAAAAATTCTTTGGAGTGAGCCAACAAATCTTTTTGGGCGGAAGCAATAGCATCTGCTGAACCAAGTCCCGCTGTACTTGCAGCAATCAAAGTTTCAAACGTCTGCCCTGCTCTCAAACCATTTGCAACCATATCGGCGGCAATGTCATCCATTTTTGCACCGAGTTCAGCGCCTTTTACGCCAGATTTTACAGCTTCTGTCATTCTCTGAAATTCGGAACTCAGACCGGGAGTTGTCGCCAATAGAATTTGTAATTCCTTTGTTAATGGTGGCATTCCCAGAACGCTAAGCTTATATAGTTCAGCATATGCTTTTCCAGATGTACTTGAGATTTCATTCAGGGCTGATAGATACCCTTCTTGTTCCTTTTTTGACATTTTGGTCATCGCTTGCTGCCACGCCGCATCCTGAGTTAATTGTGCAAGATCGGATGCTTGTTGTTCACGAGTTTTGCCAGTAATCTGACCCATTGCGTCAAATTGCGCAGTAAGATTCATTGCGCTCTCTGCCAATTCTTTGTCGCTTGCGCCATGTGCTTTCATTGACGCACCGAATAAACTCAGAATTTTCGGCAATTCATCGCTGTATTGTGCGAACGATATACCTAAAGCAGCTAATTGACTTGAGTATTCCTGCATGCTAATCTTTGAAACTTTTGTGTAGGTATTGACGCCGTTCATTACTGTACCAAATGTTGAAAGTTGTTCGGCATTTTCTCTGATAACACTGGCAAATTGTTCAACGCTCAGGCCAGCGTCGGCTGCTCCAACCACAAGGTCTGAAATATTACCGCTGAAATTACCACCAATCTTTGTTAATTCAACTAAAGATTGATTCCATCCATCAAGTATCGCCACTCCGCTTGCTAACAGTTCTACAAATGTACCAACAACTGGAATACTAGCAGTTCCTCTCTGTACAGCAGCAATATAATCACTCATTGCTGTTTTACCTGATAAGAAAGTTCCAACTAAATTTCCTGAGATGCTAAACAGAGAAGTAATGCTTCTAGAAACAATATTGAGAGCGCCTTGAAAAACCGAAAGACCTATTGATAAAAGTTTGAATGCTGCGACTGCCAATAAAACTTCAGGAGTCAGTTCAGCTAAATCCTCAAATAACGCAACAAGTGGATTGAACATGTTGAGTGCTGGACCTATCATTT